AATACAAGACTCCAAGTCGTGAATAATAACGTCCTTCAACAGTTGCTTTATTTCTTCCATTGTTGTCCCTCCATAACTGATTATTAGTTACCATAATACAACCGGAATTATTTACGTTCTTTGTCGCCTGAATCCTTATTTTTAAATGGATCTTTTATCACCTTTACAACGACAAAATTGAACTTGAGCCACTCATCAAGATCAAAGTGGAGAACAGGCTTAACGTCGTCAGGATTTCTATCATCAAGCCAGAATTCTCCATTAGTCTTAAGAAACCTGTAGATAAACAAGGCATTAAGAACAATCGACAGGGATAGAGCAAATATCAAGAAAGCTGTCAGCATGCTGTTTCCTCCTTCTTTTCTACATCATAATTAGGAAGTTTGATCTTATAGCAGCCCGCCTTTTTGCTATAGTATATCTTTGCACCCTCGGTATACTTAGGATGATCGTCGATCATTTTCTGAGCTTCTTTCTCAGTTGCAAAATGCATGAGATTGAACTTCATCCAGCGTCCTTCTCTAGCCTGGGTCTTCAACAGATTGATCATGTCATCGCCGAAGGGATAGTTATGATTGTTAGACAGACAATCCATGTAAGACTCGTACTGCTTGCTGTAGAAGAAATTTTTAGCAGTGTTATAATGCATGGAATTCGGTCTTCCTGTATCCTTATTAAGAATATAAGTAGTCTCTGCCTCACCAAAATCCTTAACTGCGCTGCTGATTATTGCTGCGATTAGTGTCATTCCTCCGTCATGATCGTATTTGCAGTCTTCGCTGACATTTTCGTACTCCATTACTATGTCAGCTACACCACCTTTTCCATAAAGATAGGCATCCTCGAATGCAGTTCTTTCAACGCCTATTGTTTCAATAGTCTCTCTTGATACTTCAGGATGATCTGCCAAATATAAATCTGCAGCTATATCCCACATCGACTTACCCATCTTTCTCTCAGCAATCACTGTCGCTATATTCATTCTTTATCTCCTCTAAATTCTTATTCTCTGCACACTTTATACACAAATAGTACTTAGAACCGTTCTTCTCCTTGGTGTAGAACGATCTAAATATCTTTCTACTCATTCCTTCATACGGCTGATCGAATAACTTAATGCCGCATTGAGCGCAGCACTCAGTTATCTGCTCCATTTTTCTCCTCCTTACGACATCCTGCTCTCCACAGAAGCGCTTCTTCCTTGTGTCCATCAGACTTTCCTACCTTATAAGACACATAAATAGCCACCATGATTGCAACTCCACTAAATACTTTTCCCATACTTAAGTTCCTCCTTCTTAATTAAGTTCTTGCTTATTGTTACCTTTGCAGTAGGCTGATAGCCCAATTCCTTCTTAACCTGCCAAACCATATTCGAATACGCTTTAGCAAGACTAACTGCCTGTGTCTTTAACTTGACGTGCGCTATGGTCTTATCAAAAACAAAAACCGGTCCGTGATAGCTGTACGTGTCTTTGTACTTACTATCCTGAACCGGCGTGAATGATAACTGACCGTTCTTCTCTTTATAGAGTCCTTCCATTTTATCACCTCATATTAGAATATCCAGCTGCCTTAGAGTTCTTAAAGTTAGGTTTCTCAAGACATATGCACTCGTTACAAGTACCGGCATAATACTTATGAACATAGATCTCTTCAGAGAGACCAAGTTCATTTACAGCTGTCAGCCATCTGAGCCTAAAACCATCAAGACTTTTTACTTTCTTACCTGAAGAAAGGTCATCTGACTTCTTAAACTCGATGCTCTTAGACTTTCCTAGATAGAAATCCTCAACTGCATCAATATACCATTTAAGATCATATCCTCTTCCTGTCAAAGGGATTCTATAACGGCGCTTCTTAGATTCTTCCGGAATATCATCCATGTCAATCTTGACTACATCATCGGCTTTCGCATACTTGATTTCATCACTGGACTTGCATGGTTCTCTGTACTCATCAAGAAGCCATGTGAAAATATCAATTGCGTTAGCTTCCTTAGCAGCACTTACAAGATTGTTGTAACTGCTCTCACCAAATGTCTCTACGAACTTCTCTTTGTTTGTCATGTTTTACCCTCTTTTCTTAATGTGTGTGTTTGCAAAAAGAAATGAAGAGCAGAATTAATCTACTCTCCATTACATAACATTATTTTTTTACGAATCCTTTTACTATGCTGTATATAACAATAGGCCAAATCGCTCCAGCAATAAAACTTGCTCCGAATAAAAACATAGCTATTTTTGCATCGTTATGTCCAAACATTTCTTCAATACCTTCACGTACGTCTTTTGCTGAATCGCCGTCGAATACAGGATTAGGCATAATGTCTAATACACTGTTTCTATAAGCGCTCCAATAAAATGCGCAAACGTTAGTACAGAAATATAAAGCTCCAATAACAACGTATGCAAATACTAAATATTTAATCATTTATTGTCCTCTCTTTCTGTGCTGATTAATAGCCTCCATTAAAGAGTCAAAATTAATTTCGAAAAGACAAGAGACCAACAACCTGTTAGTCTCTCATCTCAAATACTTCATAGCTTTTTAATGATGGCGATCAATCCGCCAATGCCCAGCAATATTGCTATTATTGGTATTAAATATATCGCCAAAAATAGAAATATTACCCCGGCCATTTGTGCTATTGCTTCCCACATTAAATCCTCCTTTCGTATCCATTAAAGAAATATAATTCTTTACGAAAAGATTTAAAGAGCAAGACCAATTTTCGATTTAGTCTTCCTCGTCTTCTTTATGTGCTTTCCTGTTAAAACTCTCTCTATAGTTATCATCGTCATGAATCTCATCGAGCATCTGCTCAATTATCTTTCCACGATAAAGTTCCATTTCAATTGTGTCGTAAGTATTTGCCATAATAGTTTCCTCCGTAAATATAAATTTAGTTACGGCCTTACTCTTTATCCTCTATTCCTCCTTCATTAAATAGTTGATAAATTTTACGAAAAGAAAAACAGGGAGACTTAAAATATCATTAGTCTCAAACTGCTTTACCTTCAAGTGCATCTATCTCTGTTTCAATCTGATCGAATATATCGACTACGTCGAATTCCCAGTCATTTAAAAACGTTTCACCTACTGGAATTCCAACAGTGAAGAATACCATGTGATTCTTAGTGTCATACAAGCATCCGGTGTGTCCACCGAAGTTGTAAAACTCGTTGTAATCACGAAGTCTCTTCCTGATTTCATCCATTACATGAATGTTCGTCGACTTGACAATAAACGTTACGTCATAATACTCGATTCCATTTCTATCGATTTTTGTTCTGATGTAATCGCAAGTTCTTTCCATAATTTGTCCTTTCCGTCTCCCTTCATAAAAGAAGAAAATATAATTACGAAAAGAAAAGAGGACTAAACGTCAGTCCTCATTCAAATGTCTGAATACATATTTGATTGCTCCTACGACTATTGCTATCGTAGAAACAACGATCAATACAAATCCGACCATTCCAAATATAAGTGCCATAAAGCGCCTCCTTTCTTCTTCATTAAAGGATGCAAAAATTTTACGACATAAAAAAGTACGAGAATGACGATCGTCGTTATTTTGTCATGGGCCAATTGTCAGGATTTCTCCTCAGCCACGATCCCGATTAGTTCCCACTTCTGGGTCTTCAAACTTCACATACCGTTCACTCTCTTCATTAAAGGATGCATAAATTTTACGATTTAAAAAAGGAAGAGGGCTTATTCAGCCCTGTCCTCCTTTTGTTCCTTTGTTTCTTCTTCGTCCTTAAATAGATTGCCTAATGTTTTTTCCATAGCCTTAGGCATAGCCACGTCGAAGTACCAATCGATAACTTCTCCGAAGTATTCCTTGTATCCAATAAATATCTTGAATACAACGAATGCTATCGTTATTAAACCGATGGCACAAAACATTGCTGCTAAAGCTATGAAAGCTAACAATAATTCGCTCATATTTTTTTCCTCCATAAACTAAACAATAGTTACCATAATACTATTGAATATTTTTACGAAGTGACAAGGGCAAAAAAGAAAAGGGGCGAATAATTTTGCTATCAAATATCAACTTGGTATAGGAGTGGTGTAGGAATGTAGGAGGTTTTGGTGTTCCTAACCGCTCTTAACCAAGTCTAAGAAAGGCCCATTTTACGGGCACTCTGCGTAGTTATCACATTTTAGTAATATGGCAGAATCACTTCTTACAAATTAAGGGAGGAGTGATAACTACGCAGTTTCTATTGGGTTTATGTAGGATTAGCGTAAGGATGATCCAAGACATCTATAAACGACTTGTATATTCCATCCTTATCCATCCTAACATCGACTTTATCCACGACCATCAATTGTACAGGACGTGGAATATCTTTTGGACCATATTCAATTCCTTTGATGACAAAAGGCATGTCATACCTTAAGTCAGCCAAGTCTTTGACTATCATAGTTTTCTCCAAATATCAATTTGCAGTACGTCCTTCTGCCTTGCCAAAAATCACATAATGCAGATAATACATCGGGTTATTATCTCCGTAAGCTGATGCTAGATCAGGATAACGATCCTTATAGATCTGAGGATTGAATTCAGCAGATGCCTGACGGAATTCGTTCATGCCAAAAAGCTGGAAATGCAGCCATAATGCATTGGCATCTGTACCGAAAGTACTCTTTAAATCAGAATACATATCTGCATAGAAAACTGGATCAAATACTGGCGAATAGTCAAAGCCGTTTATAAAATATCCGTCGTTTACTGCTGGATTAATTATACACCCTCTAAACTTGTATTCAGAACCGGCTCCCCAGTTTCCGTTTTTGTTGGTTCTCGTTTGCGTCCAGAAAGCATTCTTGGCATTGTATCCAGATTCACTGGTAATGATCTTGTTTTCATTGACAATCTTCTCGACAACGCAGACATGACCTGCACCATCCTTACCACCTAAAGTACTCCCTTTTTGCCAAACCATAATTCCGCCAAGAGTAGGTTTATTTGAAATTTTGAGCCCCATAGACATGGCCCTTTCAATAAAGTTCTCGGCATTACACACGAGCTGATACTCTATACATGGTTTTCCAATTATCTCTGCGAAACGTCCATTAGCATATCCAACACAATTGGCAAGTACTGTCGCTTTAGGATCAGTAGGCTTACCTTTGCAAGCATCAGAATATCCACCATCAGCCTTGCGAATGTAGTAAGGAATATTCTGTGGTTTGGTTGTTCTCATTGTAAATTGTGCCATTTCAGTCTCCTTATCATATCCATCTATCAGACACTTCGTCTTTCATTCGATTGAGGAGTTGCTGTTCTATCGGAACCATTTCTGTTTGACAAAATGGGCAAATATCAAGAGCGACGTCTCCCATAACCACGGTCATGGCTTTTAGTTTGTGATGGCAGTGGCTGCACTCTATCCCCGCTCCCAGTTCCGCTAGGACGTAACTCCACTTCGCTTTCTTCTGGTTCGGCATCTTCTACCTCCTCTTCCTCTTCTACAGGCTCAACTACATCTGTAGAATAGACAACCTCGTCGATCTTGCCATGAGAAACCCATCCGTCTACAATTGTGTATCCAATTCCGTTAGGGCTGCATGTAACAACTTTACCGTCGCCGACATATATGCCAATTCTTTCAGGCATAAATACTACTTCTCCAGGCACGATTTCCGAGAAATTCTTCGAAATATCATGGCAAAGATACATAACCTCGCCTACAACACGACACTTGTATCCACTGATCTCAGCGAACATTCCAAACTCGTCGTAAGCACGTGTGTCCTCACTTGCTGCAAATATAATATTGGTTCTCTTAGCGTTATAAGGATTGGTTCCAGTGAACTTGAACTTATTATTCTGGTTAAGAGCCTGTCCATTTCCGCCTTTTACGTAAAGAGTCTTTGAAGCAGCAAGTGCCTTAGCTCTTTCACAAATGTCATTCGCTGTCATTAGGTTTTGCCTCCTTTTTCTTCTTATACTGAATGTTAGATACTCCAAGCCAAGCACCAAGCATTGCAGCTAATGCTGTAATAGTTCCAGCTATAGCATCAGCATGAGGAATTCCCCAAAGACCAAATATCACACGAATTGCAGTTGCAAGGGAAGGAAGACCTATAATTGCAACCCATTTTAAACGATCATACCATTTGTCACTCATGACTTTTCTCCTTTTCTTATAGGTAAAGCGTCAATTGCATGCATCATGGCATCTCCGGATCCATTACCTCCAGCATTATGGTAAGGAGACCAAAGATACTTTCTGAAATCTTCACGTTCGTCTATCGTAATCCAGCCTCTACTTAAATATCCAGATCCGACATGGATTATTCGATCATATGCTAATCCCATACATAAATTAGAAACTTTTTCTAAACGTTCCTCTATTTCTCTTAAATCTTCTGCTTTATTCTTTTTCTTTTCGTCTTTTCTACTTATAAGAAATTGAACAAAAGCAAATAAACTTGAAATAGTAACACCAACTACAGATGATGTTAGAATCACTGCTATTGTTGGATCCATTGGTATTCCTCCTATTCGAATGCGTCTTGATTATTCTTGTAAGCAATGAAAGCGTCCATAGAACTTGCTACAGGGTCAATCTTGGCTTCATAACGTTTCTTTAGAAGTTTACGGT